AGGTGGAAAACGGCCATGATCGTGATGGATTGGGTTCAGAAGAGAATTATTTCTGGAAAACTGCGAAAGAACGCAAAAATGACCCCGAATTAGGATAAATATAATTTAAAAGAGGTACAAATGGTCGTAAAAGTTGATAAAAGTCAAGAATTTGTCAAAAGTGGCAAAATTTTAATAAGCGAATATCCAAAAATCCATGAAAACACAAAAATTATTCAAAATTTACCGAGCAGTAACCAAAAAACCTAAAAAAATACTCTATCCACCTGTTCGCAAATCCTATAACATACATACATTCGGATGAAAACTGTGAAAAATGCCCATATGGGCACTCATTTACTTGTTGAAGTGTATAATGTTCCCTTTGATAAGTTAAATGATGCAAAAAAGATTGAACAAGTATGTATAGATGCTTGTAAAATTGAAGGTGTTAAGGTTCTTAACGCATATACACATCAATTTGACCCATATGGGGTGACTTGTACTTTAACTTTAGGCGAAAGTCACCTTTCTTGTCATACATGGCCTGAAAAAGGGTGTGTTGCCTTTGATATTTTTACTTGTGGAGCAAAAAATCCACGATGTGTGGCATGGTGGGTGCTTGAATATTTCGATACTGATGACTATATAATGAAAGACTTCGCAAGATAGGTATAAATAATAAAAAAAGACTATAAATGGCGGTAAGTCGCATTACTAGAGAATTTAAAGACATAAATTTGTCATTTAAACCTCATCCTGTTACAAAAGATCTGACTTCATTGCGTAATGAAAGCGCAATCAAGAGGTCTGTGCGTAATTTAGTGCAAACAATACCGACTGAAAGGTTTTTTAACTCCATTTTAGGTTCTCAAGTTCGTGATAGTCTCTTTGGGTTTGTTGATTTTGGTACAGCATCCGTAATTGAGAGAGAAATTGTCACGACCATCCTAAACTTTGAACCTAGAGTTGATAACTTACAAGTGAATGTAAACCCTAGACCAGATCAAAATGAGTTTGAGGTAAATGTATTATTTGACATTATAGGCCAAGAGTTTCCAACTCAAGACTTCTCATTCATATTACAAGCAGCAAGATAATGCCTTTCGCCAAATTTTCCAATCTTGATTTTGATCAAATCAGGACACAAATTAAAGATTACCTTAGAGCAAACTCCAATTTCACGGATTTTGACTTTGAAGGGTCAAACTTTTCAGTTTTAATTGATACATTAGCATATAATACTTACATTTCAGCATTTAACTCTAATTTAGTAGTTAATGAATCATTCTTAGACTCTGCAACACTTCGAGAGAATGTAGTTTCACTTGCAAGAAACATAGGATATGTTCCAAGATCAAAGACTGCAGCAAGAGCATCAATATTATTTCAAGTTCAAACAAATTCATCAACACCGACTCTAACTCTTCAACCCGGACTTGTATGTACTGGTGTGGATGATGACACTAACTTTGTTTTTTCAATATCAGAGAGTATCACATCAGTTGTTAATAATGGAATCGCACAATTTGGAACATCTGATAGTCCGATTGATGTATTAGAAGGAACTTTCCTCACAAATCAATTCATAGTTGATGGATCATTAAATCAGAGATTTATTTTAGATAACGGATCAATAGATTCTTCTTCAATAGTTGTTTATGTAAAAGGTTCTGCAGATCCGGGTCTTGGAAAGCAATATAAGTTGGTTGATAACATTATTAATGTCACATCTACCTCAGAAACTTATCTAATTCAGGAAGTTCAGGATGAGAGATATGAACTTTTGTTTGGTGATGGTATTTTTGGTAAAAAACTTGAAAACGGTGCAGTAATCACTGTTCAATATGTTGTGACAGGAGGTATTGAAGGTAATGGCCCATCAATATTTGCCTACGCAGGTAGTTTACAGGATTCTCTAGGAAACATAGTAGTTCCAACAGTTGTACCAACTGTGACTACGATCTCTGCTGCTTCAAATGGTGGTGAGATAGAGACTTTAGACTCAATTAAATACTTTGCACCTAGACTGTATTCCGCACAATACAGGGCGGTTACGGCTAGGGATTATGAGACAATTATTGCATCAATTTATCCTAATACCGAAAGTGTATCAGTTGTTGGTGGAGAGGAATTATCACCACCTGAGTTTGGTACAGTATTCATTACTATCAAACCAAAAAATGGTGAGTTTGTGTCTGACTTTGATAAAACAACCATTTTACAAAAATTAAAAAGTTACTCACTTACTGGTATAAATCAAAAACTTGTAGATCTTCAAGTTCTTTATGTCGAAGTTGATTCATTTGTTTATTATAATTCATCACAAGTCGCAAATGTGAATGATCTTCAATCAAAAATCACTTCATCACTTACTACATATTCCAAGTCATCCGATCTTAATAAATTTGGTGGTAGGTTTAAATACAGTAAAGTGCTCAATGTGATTGATAATATTGATAATGCAATTACATCAAACATAACTCGTGTTAAGATCAGAAGAAACTTGAATGCATTAATTAATCAGTTTGCACAGTATGAATTATGTTTTGGAAATGAATTTAATGTTAAACCAGAAGGGTTGAATATAAAGAGCACAGGATTTAGAATTCAAGGTGAATCTGAGACCGTTTTTATTACTGACACACCCAATGCAGATAAACTTAGTGGTGTAATATCAATCGTTAAGAAAGACGAGGTATCAAATACAAATATTGTTGTTGTCAAGTCAGCTGGAACTGTAGATTATGTTCACGGTGAGGTAAATTTAACAACTATTAATATAGTATCAACTGATAGACCTAACAATGTTATTGAAGTTCAAGCATTCCCTGAATCCAATGATGTAATCGGATTGCAAGACCTATATCTGGAATTTAACATTCCTAATAGCACTATAAATATGGTTAAAGATACGATAACTTCAGGTGAACAAATTTCTGGTGTTGGATATAAAGTTACATCATCTTATGCAAACGGAGAACTAACAAGGACATAATATGATCGGAACTGGTATTGAAAAGCGTATACAAGTACAACAAATTATAGAAAGTCAACTTCCTGAGTTTATTCTCTCAGAAAGTCCTAAAACAGTTGATTTCCTAAAACAGTACTACATCTCTCAGGAACACAGAGGTGGAGTAATGGATATTGGTGATAACTTAGACCAATATCTTAAATTAGATAATTTGACTCCAGAAGTAATTGTTGGTGTAACAACATTGACATCTGGTATTACTTCTACTACAGACACAATCACAGTATCAAGTACAAAAGGATTTCCGAATGAATATGGACTTTTAAAAGTAGATGATGAGATAATTACATATACTGGAATTACCACTAATACATTTACTGGTTGTGTTAGAGGTTTTAGTGGTATTACATCATATAAAGATAGTAATAATCCCGGTGAATTAATTTTTGAAACAAGTACTGCAGGTATTCATACCACTGGTATCACTGTAAATAATTTAAGTGTTTTATTTTTACAGGAATTTTACAAAAAAATCAAGTCATCTTTAACTCCCGGTTTAGAAGACTCCTCTTTTGTATCTAATTTAGATGTAAGTAATTTTATAAAAGAATCAAAATCATTATATCAATCTAAAGGAACTGCTGAGTCATTCCGCATTCTTTTTAATGTTTTGTTTGGGGTTACTCCAAAAGTAGTTGATTTAGAGGAATTTCTTGTTAAACCATCATCAGCAGAGTATATCCGTAGAGAGGTAATATTAGCTGAGGTCATAAGTGGTGATCCAAATAAGTTGATTGGCCAAACAATAACTAAATCAAATGATCCTCAAACAAAAGCATCCATATCAGAAGTTGAAATAGTTACAAGAAACAGAAAAACTTTTTATAAGATAGGTTTATTTGTAGGATTTAATGAAAGGACAGGTATTCAAGGCACATTTACGATACCCGGAAAGACAAAAGTAATAGGTAATGTATCTGTTGGATCTTCAGTAATCACAGTTGACTCTACTGTTGGATTTGGAACAACTGGTATAGTAATATCTGGTATAAACACAATTACATATACAGATCGAACAGTAAATCAATTTTTAAATTGCACTGGTGTTTCTACAGCAATATCAACAACTGATGACATAAGATCTGATGAAAATGTATTTGGCTATGAGGATGGAGATTTAACTAAAAAAGTTGAATTGAGAATTACTGGTGTATTATCGAACTTTGAATTGTTACCTACAGAGGGTTCAAGTGTTACGACTGAAGGTGAAAGAATATCTATTAAGAATGTTGGTGAAGTTATACCAAACCCAGTAAGTGATAAAACTAAAAAAGAGGTATGGTTTAACTCATGGATTTACAATACATCATGCTCTTTTGATATTGATACCATTAGTGGATCTACATTTACACTTAAATCAAATTTTGATAAATCAAATTTAAAAGAAGGTGACACTGTACAGATTTTAAGAAAGGGTACAGAAATAGTTGATGTTGATAATGCAACGATACAAACAATCACAGTTACATCAACAACTAATCAATTATTTTTAAATGGTATTGGTGGATTTACACCAACAACAGGAATTGAATATTTTATTAGAAGAAAATTAAAATTAGCGACTAGTAGCACATCAGAATTACAATTTGGAAATGATGTGATCACTTCAAATGTGCAAAATACATATAATTTGAATGAAACTGATTTTTATGTGGCATCATCTTCTATGCCAGCTTATGATATTACAGAAACAGTTGATAAAAGCACTATTTCTGAAGCAAATGGAACAAGATTGCAAGGATTTAGTAATCTAACACAAAAATACTCTATCATATCATTTCCAACAGAAGTTACATTTATTACAGGTGATGCGGTATTTTATAAACCAGAAACAACTCGTATTCCAGAACTCACTGAAGATGTTTACTATGTAAAAGTATTAGCAGATAAGAAACAGATAAAATTATATGCATCAAGATCATTCATCGTGATTGATGATAATATAGAATTTACAGCACTACCAGTTGGAAGTGGAAAACAATCTTTTGTATTATTAAGACATAAAAATGAACAAATTGGTGTACAAAAAATATTAAAGAAGTTTCCTGTTGAACCAAATATAAAATCTGGTAAATCAAGTCTTACAAGTCCCGGTGCTACTGGAATTTTAATTAATGGTGTTGAGATTATAAATTACAAATCTGATGATAAAATTTACAGTGGCCCACTTTCAAGTATCAAACTTTTGAATGGTGGTTCAAATTATGATGCGATTAATTTACCTAAGATTGTAATTCCAAGAGTTGGATTAGGAACCACTGCACTTGTTCAACCTGTCATATCTGGATCTCTTAAAGAGGTTTTAGTAGACCAGCAGAATTTTGATATAGAAAAAATATTATCAATAACATTAAGTGGTGGCGGTGGATCAGGTGCGATTTTAAGACCAATTGTAACCAAAAGAGTAAGAGAAATATCTTTTGATGCAAGACAAGCCACGGTTGGTGGTGGTGTTGATATAAACCATGATAGAATTATTATTAATGGAGGTCACAACTTATTAAGTGGAGAACCATTAGTATATGATAATAACGAGAATGCATCATTAGGTGTATCAACCATCGTAGCAGGTATCCATACATCAAATAATGCAGATCAAAATAGATTTTTATCTAATGGTTCGGTTTATTATCCAGAAGTTATTGGTATTAGTTCAATAAGGTTATTTGAAAGTTTCAGTGATTATAACGCTGGAGTTAATACTGTTGGATTTACAACTGTCAATACACAAGGTACACATAAGTTTAAATTATTAAATGAGAAGAATCATCTCAGATCTGTAATTGTAGAAAATCCTGGCTCAGATTACATAAATCGTAAATTAATAGTTAAACCCTCCGCAGTATCAACTATTGAAAATAAAATTACATTTGCTAATCATGGATTTGTAAGTGGTGACACTATTGAATATAATTTTGCTGCTGGTGGATCAATAATATCAGGATTAAGCACATCAAGTCAGTATAAAGTAGTTAAAATAGATAATAATTCATTTAGATTAACAAGTACGCTGAATAATGATTATGAAAGAAATAATTATGTTAAATTTACTTCAAGTGGCACAGGATTCCAAGAATTTTCATTCCCACCAATAGTATTAACAGTAAACGCAGTATATTCTCCAGTTTCGATTGCTCTTACAGAGTCACTTGTTGTTACACCAATAGTAAGAGGATCAATAATTGATAATTATTTGTATGAAGGAGGTACAAATTACGGATCTGACATTCTTAATTTTGAGAAAAAACCAAGTATAAGAATACAGAATGGTAAAGAGGCCGAGATAAAAGTAATCGCATCCAATGGAAAAATTATTGCTACTGATGTAAGGTTTGGTGGTAGTGAGTATTTCTCACCACCCGATTTAGAAGTAGTGGGAATTGGATCAGGAATAGGTGGAAGATTAAGACCTGTTGTTGAGAATGGAAAAATCACAGATGTAAAAATTATTAACGCTGGTATTGGTTATACAACATCTCCACAAATTATAGTTAAACCTGCAGGTACAGGTGAGATATTTGATCCTGCAGTGAGAAGTCTCACTCTTAACAACCTAGAAAGATTTGAAGATGAAATATTATTGCAAGAATCTATTACAAACTTACAATATGCTGTAGTTGGATATAATACCTCAATTTACGGAACTGAGTTAGGTGATTTAGGTGGGGGACATTCTCCTATCATTGGATGGGCATATGATGGTAATCCAATTTATGGCCCATATGGTTATAGTGACCCCACAGATTCAAACTCACCAATTAAATTATTAAATACTAGTTACACACTTAATACTGCAAATATTACAAATCGTCCTTCCTCATTTACATCTGGATTTTTTGTAGAAGATTATAAGTTTACGGATGATGGTGATTTAGACTCTAGTAATGGTAGATTTACTAAAACACCTGATTATCCTAATGGGGTTTATGCATATTTTGTTGGAGTTACAACAGGAATTCAAGGTAATTTAATTCCAAAATTTCCTTATTTTATTGGTGATACCTACAGATCTGAACCAATAGAGGATAATTTCTTAATTGATCAAACAAATTTTGATTTTAATGGTAATAATTTAATTAGAAATACCCTTCCATATAAAGTTTCTGATGATTTTGCTGATAATGATTTCCTAATAGAATCTAATGAAATAGTAGAGCAGCAATCTGTAGTAGAATCTGTAACTAGAGGTCAAATTCAAGATTTTCAAATTGTTGAGGCAGGTAGTGATTACAAAGTTAACGATTCTCTTAACTTTGATAATTTAAATACTTCTGGTGGGGGAGCCAGTGCCCGTATATCGCATGTAGAAGGAAAAACTATTAGTAGTGTCAATACAAGTGTAGAGACCTATACAAATGTCGTATATGTAAGAAAGAACGCAACTCAGGTAAGTGCATTCATCTCAACATCACATACATTATCTAATAATGATACGATTGCAGTTTCGGGATTATCAACAAGTATTCCAAATCTAACTGATTCACACAAAATAGGTGTATCTTCGGAGAGAATTGTATTATACAAAGAATTAGGTGCAAACGCTACTGCTGGTGTAGTAACAGACATTTATGTATCTAAAATTCCTGATGTAGTATCTGCTGGAAGTAGTATAGGTATTGGAACAGAGAGTTTGTTGGTGCTGAATACATTTAATCAAAAAGGTATATTAAGGGTTAAGAGAGGAGTGGTAGGTGCTGCTCACACTTTGTCAACACCAGTATTTACAGTACCAGATAGTTTTGATATTGATCTTGTAACATCACCATTTGAATCCAAAGTAAATGATATTGTATTTTTTAATCCAGAAGAGCAAGTTGGTGTTGGTACAACTGCTGGAATCGCTATTGGCCTGGCAAAATCATTCACTACAGGTGAACGATCACAAGTAATCTCAGTTCCGTCAAAGAGTATATTCATTCCTAATCATCCCTTTGTCAATAATCAGGAGGTAATATTTAAAAAACCAACGAGTGCAAATGCAATATCGTGTGGAACAGGAACAACAACTGCTGTAGCTGCTAGTTTTAATTTACCATTGACTGGAGATAGTCAAACTGTATTCATAAAAAATATTTCAAAAGATTTGATTGGTATTTCTACCACAAGAGGTGGAGAAACAATATTTTTCAAAAATGATGGAACAGATAGTTTTGAATATTCAATTGAGTCAAACTTTACGCAAGTATTAGGTAAGGCACAAAAAATTACTGCTCATGTGGCGGTGTCAACATCTCATAATCTTGCAAATGGTGATACAGTAGACTTAACACTAGATTCTAATATTTCTGGTGGTACAGGTGTTTCAACTTCAGTTACAGTAAAATATTCTGCTGCTGAAGATAGAATTTTAATAAACACTGTACCTCTTGCCCAAACTAATATAGGAAATGATAGTATTTTCTTAGCAGATCATGGGTATGAAACTGGACAAAAGGTATATTATGATGGTAAAACAACTCAAGCTACTGGATTATCAACAAACACATATTTTGTCTATAGGTTAGATGATAATACTTTCCAATTAGCAGAGACAAGGTATGATGCAGTTAATGAACCACCAAAAGTAGTTGGTATTACTACAAATACTGGAGGATCTAGTCAAGAATTATCTCTTATCAATCCACCATTGCAAATTGTCAAAAATAATGATTTAGTATTCTATGTTTCTGATTCATCACTATCAGGATATAATTTTAATTTTTACTACGATTCTAATCTAAAAAATGAATTTGTCTCTACTGGATCAACATCATCCTTTGTGGTATTAAAAGAGGGAACTATAGGGGTTGGAACTACATCTACAATTACATTAAAATATTCCGATTCAAACCCTGTAAATCTTTTCTATGCCATTGAAAAATCTGGAGTTGTAAGTCCTAATGATCCTGATGTCGATAATGGATCAAAACTAACATATGTTAATAGTGATTATGAAGGTTCATATTCAGTATTTGGAGTTGGAACTACATCATTTAATGTATCTTTAAATAACATTCCTGAAAAATTATCTTACACATCCTCACAAACAGACAAGTTATCATACATCACTAATTCTACTCTGGCAAGTGGTGGTGTAGGAAAGATTTTATTAACATCTGGAGGCCTAGGATATAAAAATATTCCCGGAATTTCTAGTATTACATCTGCAAACGGTATCAATGCAAAAATACTATGCTTATCTGATAATATTAACAAAATCAATCAAGTTAGAATATTAGATCCCGGATTTGAATATCACTCAGATAAAACACTTAGACCTGATGCCCGTATATCCCCAACTATTACTTTAATAAACTCTGATGTTATTGGTAAAATCGAAGTGGTGTCCGGTGGTAAAAATTATATCTCTCCCCCAGATTTAGTTGTAGTTGATCCCGAAACAGGGCAACTAACAGATCAGGGTGTTATAGAATTGCAATTATCATCAAGTTCAATATCTGAAGTAAATGTAATTAGTTCACCAAAAGGATTAAAACCAATAGAACAAAGAATTAGAACTATTAATAATTCAAATGGTGTATCTATATCTCAAGTAGTAGGAATGTCTACTACAAGCACTGTTGGTGTTGTTACATGCACCTTGGTTACTCCTGTTGCAGGTTTTTCAACTTCTGTCTTTGCAGTAGGTGATCAAATATTTGTGGAAGGAATTCAACTGGATTCTTCAACTGGCTCTGGATACAATTCCACCGATCATGGATTTAATTTCTTCACAGTCACATCATACACAAACACAAACCCTGCTGTGGTTAAATTTGATATGACTGGAATTACAACAGTTCCTATTGGTATTGCAAAAACTACTCAAAGTAATTATGCAACAATCACTAAATTCAGTGATTATCCATCATTTAGAACTACACAGGCTACTGCACAATTTAAAGCGGGTGAAAGACTTGCAGTTAAAACAGGAAATAACTTTGTAATAGGTAATCTTACAGTGTTTGAAAATAATCCTAATGAGTTCATCAGAATCAGTGGAAAAGATGAGTTGGTTGTTGGAGATCAAATAAGAGGAGAAATAACTGGTACTGTGGCGACTATCAATTCCATAGATGTAAATCGAGGTAGATTTAATGTTGATTTTTCACTCAAACAAAATCGTGGATGGGATACGGAGACTGGTAAATTAAGTGAAGATTATCAAGTTCTTGCAGATAATGATTATTATCAAAACTTATCTTATACAGTACAAAGTCCTATCACTTATACCGATCTTGTAGATCCTGTTAATAGATTGTTACATACAACTGGTCTTAAGAATTTCTCAGATACTGGAATCACATCAACCGCAAAATCAGGAATATCATCAATTTCTAATTTAGTCTTATCAAGAGATTTAATTACAGATCAAAGAGTTGATTCAATTAACAATTTTGATTTAGTGCTTGATACAGATACTCTTGATAATGGAGCAAAATCTAAGTTTATAAAATTTAAAAATAGAAAACTCGCAAGTTACATTGAGTGTAGAACAAATCGTGTAATCGAAATTGATGATATTAGTTCTCAATTCTCAAATGCTGAGAGTACAAATAACAATAGAATTGATATACCAATAACTGAAGATTATACAAGTTATGTTGTTCAAACTAAAAATATATCTACAAATGAAGTAAGATTAGACGAAGTAGTTGTATTTAAGGATTCAACTGATACATTCACATTTGAAAAAAATAGTTTAGGTATTGGAACAGATCGAATTGTTGAGCTCGTTGGATTTACAGATTCAGCAACTGGTGATACTTCACTTAGAATAGTTCCTAATGATCCTTTTAACGATGATTTAGATATTAAAGTATATGAAAATAGATTTAATAGTACTTTATCTGGTGTTGGTACTCAAGCTATTGGTTTTGTTAACCTTATTGGTGTGAGCACAAATGTTGGTGCTGCAGTAACAACAAGCGTTCTATCTGCTCCTGTAGGATTTACATCTGCATTCTATGCCACTATTGAAGTCAAAGATACAATCACAAGTGAGAAAAATTTAGTTGACATTTATGTAACACAAGATGGAACTAACTCATACTTTACCGAATACTATGTGGATAGTGGAGATATAGCAAACTTCTCATCTAATTTTATAGGAACATTTACATCAAATCTACAATCAAATATTTTATCATTAGATTTTAATAATACAGGCATTAACACTGTTAATGTTCGTGCTAAGGCTGTAGGATTTGGAACAACAACAGCAGGAACTGGAACTTATAGATTTAAAGACTCAACACAACTTGCTGGATCTGAAAGATCTGTAAATTTACAAACAAACTATAAGAGAGTTAGTGCTTTATCTACAATCGTTGGAGTTGATTCCAACAAATACAATGCAATCAAAAGTATTGTAAAAGTTTCTAAAGGAACTACTCATGCCATGCATCAAGTTATCGCTATGCATGATGGAACAAGTACATCAACAGTTCACTATCCATTCATATCAATAGGAAGCACTGCAGGTATTGGTACATTTATAGCAAGTTTCTCTGGATCTAACTTTAATTTAAGATTTAATCCAGATAGTGGATTCAGTGATGTAGAGGTACAAGCATATAGTGAATTATTCTATGAAGATGTTGATATATTCAATATACCTCCAGATTTAACATATGGTAGAGTAAGTGAGTCTGTTAAAGTTAGACAATATAATGCTGTCAATGGTGATCGTGCAAATAAAAAAGAATTTGAATTGAAACATGATGGAGTTCCAATATTCTCAAAACAATTTAGGCCAACTGATTCATCAATTTTGAATCCTGTTACAGGTGTATTTACAATAACAGATCACTTCTTTAGAACAGGAGAAAAACTTAAGTATACACCTAAGAGTTCATTTATTGGTGTTGCAGCAACTGCAATGACAACTGCACATAGTTCAAATCTACCAACAGATGTATTTGCTATTCGTTTAACAAAAGATACATTTAAATTAGCATCAAGCAAATCAAATGCTAATGCTGGAACAGGAGTTACCTTTGTATCTTTAGGGTCAGGAAATATTCATCAGTTGGAAATGACCAAAAAGTTAGAAAAAACTGTTATTGATATTGATGGGTTAATTCAATCTCCAATTGCATTCACACCGATTAACACAACTGTAACGAATAATGTTGGTGGTAATATATCTTCCACATCAACTGTATTCAGTGTTGCTGGTATATCTTCAATTATTGAGGGTGACATACTTAAGGTTGGAACTGAATTGATGAAGGTAACATCTGTTGGTGTGGGAACAACTTCTGTAGGCCCAATTTCAGGTAGTGGTGCAATTAATTTAGTTGGAGTAGAAAGAGGATCATTAGGAAGCACAGCAGCGACTCACTCTGATAGTGATGCGATTCGCAAGTTTACAGGTTCATTTAACATTGTTGATAGTAAGATATTCTTTACTGATGCACCCAAAGGGACTAATAATGTTGCAAGAAATCAATCTAACTTGGAGTTTCCTCGTTCAGAATTTAATGGAAGAGTATATCTAAGAAATGATTACTCTAACAATAGAATATTTGATGATATATCTGATGGATTCACTGGTATTGGTGCAACTCATAGAATGTTTGTTGCTGGTATTAATACAACTGGAATTCAAACTGGAAGTAGCATTGTTCTTTTAAATGGTATATTCCAAAAACCAACAACTGCAAACAATAGTGGAAATAATTATGAATTTGTCGCACCTTCAGCAAGTGCTACAGACATTGTATTTACAGGAATCACATCTGCAAATGGAAGTAAGGTTGTTAGTCAGTCTGATGTAAACTTAAATCAACTTCCAAGAGGTGGAGTGGTTGTATCACTAGGATCAACAGGTGGACAAGGAATTGCACCTTTAGTTGGTGCAGCAGTTACTGTAGTAAAGAATGATGCAGGACAAATTACAGGAGTTGGTATAGGCACCACAGATGTTCATGGATCTGGATATCGTGGAACTGTATCGATAGGTATTACTGATCATGCTTACGAACACCGCTTTGAGAGTGCTGGAATAGGATCAGTAAAAACACAAGCAGGTGCTGCAAACATCTTTAACGGAACTGCTAGAACTGCAACAAACGCAGTTTATACATCACATACTGGTTTCCTAGAGATAACAGTTCCAAATCATGGGTTATCAGTGGGTAATCATGTAGGTATTGATACAGGTGGTATAGTCTTTAGATGTTCAAAAGATAATTTCGCAAGTTTACACCCATATCCAAGATCTGGTGTTACACCTAGCTCATCAACCGGAGATCCAATTGTAGGTATTGCAACTGATATTAGATCAGTTACCACAAATACATTCACTATTTTTGTAGGACAAGGTGGTGGAGGTGGAACAGGTGCGAGTATCAACGCAACAGTTGGTGTAGGTGGAACTCTAATTTTCTCAGTTGCAGGTGCTGGTGTATCATACACAAATCCAAGATTAAATATCCCTCAACCATCATATGAAGCACTTGATGTAGTTGGTGTTTCTAGATTAGGTATTGGTGCTACCACAGACACTGGCCAAGGTCTTAAAATTACAGTCGATGTTGGTGCAAGTTCAACTACAGGTATTGGTTCTACCATGTTCACTGTTTCACAATTTAAAATTGCAACACCCGGTTTTGGATTTAAAAAAGGTGATATAATCAAACCTGTTGGTTTAGTAACTGCTCGTGGTGCAGTCATGACAGACTTTACACTTTCAGTTGATGAAATATTTACTGATGAATTCGCATCATGGGATTTTGGTGAATTTGACTATACAGATTCTATAAAAGGTTTACAGAATGGAACTAGGACTCGTTTCCCAATTAGATTAAATTCACAATTACTAAGTTTTGAGATTGACAGGAATACTGCAGATTCTTCTTTAATAGAAATGCAGAATTTACTTCTTATCTTTGTTAATGGTGTCATACAACATCCCGGAAGAGATTACACATTTGAAGGTGGTACAACATTTAACTTTACTTCACCTCCAGATGCAGATGATGATGTTGCAGTCTTTTTCTATAAAGGAACATCTGGGGTTGATACCATTGTTGTAGATGTTACTGAAACTCTTAAGAAAGGTGATGTAGTTCAGGTCACAAGTAATAATGATATTCCAAATACTATTGCACAAAAAAGTAGAACAGTTGTTGGTATTACAACATCAGACACATTTGAAACTGAAATTTACACAAATGTAGGAATTGATGAGGTTAACTTCAAACCACTTAAATGGACTAAACAAAAAATTGATAAAGTTATTGGTAGTGATGTAATTTCAAAAGCAAGAGATTCAATTGAACCTTTAATATATCCAACTGCAAGATTGATAGGTGACTTAGGAACAGGCACTGCAGAGGGTACAAGTATATTTGTAGATAATGCAGAATTCTTTGATTATGAAGAGGATACAAGTGCAGCTGATGCAACTATTACAAACATCATAATTAATGATATAGGTGTATTAGTTGTTGATGATAAATCACCTGTAACTGCAAAACTATCAGCCACTGTAAATGCCACAGGACAGGTTTCTGTTTCAGTTGTAGATGGTGGAAGTGGATATGTTGGGTCAACTACAAGCATCTCAATCGCACCTCCTGTAGGTGTGGCAGCAACTCAATTCGCTATTGCAGGTGTGTCTACATTTGCAGTTGGAACTGCCAATATAACAAACGGTTCAATAGCATCGGTAACTATGAACAATGTTGGATTTGGTTACACAAGCACCAATCCTCCAATTGTACTTGCACCAACACCAGAGGTTATTAAAGAAAATATTACGAATATTAAAACAGTTGCGGGATTTTCTGGTATCGTAACTGGAATCTCAACAGCAGTCATAGGAGTTTCAACACTTGGATTAAGAATTGGTCTTAAGAAATCATCTGGCAACTTTAGTGGATTGAACGCAGGTTTCCCGATTTACATCTTTGATACTCATGTTGGCACAGGTTTGACATCATTAAATACAAGTGGTAATCCTAATGATGTTGTTGGAATCGGAACAACATTTGCTGATAATGTTTATGTAATTCAATCAATCACATCAAGTGGCACTAATGCAGAAATATTAGTAAATATTCATTCAAATACAAATCATTCTGGTTTAGGAGTGACTGTCGGAATTAATAGTGGTAATAACGGTCGATTCTCATGGGGTAGATTATTTAACTCCAGTGGACAGGGAGTATTTAATCGTGCTAATCCAATTGCAATAGGAGTTACAGGTAAAACTGTGGGTCTTACAGATGGGGTTGGAATAGGTTCTTTCCCAACAGTTCAGCGTAGAGTTTTTGGTATTCGTAATACTGGAGCACTTCGGAAAAACTTAGGTTGATGGAAAGTAGTATAAATATAGAAAAAAAGCAATAAAATGCCAGCAGTTGTAACAGATCAGTTTAGAATATTAAATGCGAGTAACTTTGTCGATACAGTTACGGGGATAGGAGGCACTGATCCATCTAGCTCATTTTATGTGTCAGTTAGTTTACCCAACCCCACTTTAGTTGGTTTTGGTAGAACTTCCACATGGAATACAGCAACTCCAAATCCCGTTGATAATATTAATGATAATAATCACATTGGTGATACGACTTTATTTGGAAAAAGAGTTATCGGTAGAAATGTAAGAAGATTAATTCGTAGAGTAAATTGGACACAAGGTACAAGATATGAAATGTATCGTCATGATTATAGTGTGAGTTCACCATCACCAATCACACAATCATCAAGATTATATGATGCAAGATATTATGTAATGAATGAAAACTTCAATGTTTATATTTGTATCGACAATGGATCTTCAGGAATTAATACTACAGGTAATGCATCACAGGATGAACCAACTTTTACAGATTTAGAACCATCAAAGGCTGGTGAAAGTGGTGATGGATATGTATGGAAATACTTATTTACAGTTGCTCCTAGTGATATAATTAAATTTGATTCAACAGATTTTATTGCGGTTCCAAATGATTGGACAACTACTACTGATGCATCAATACAATCTGTTAGAGAAAACGGAGACTCAGACACAAATAATAACCAAATCAAAAAAGTATATATTGATAATCAAGGTGAAGGATATTCTGGAGGACTTGGCCAAGAGTTTAATATTCTTGGAGATGGTACAGGTGGTAAGGTAGTTGTTGATGTGATTAGCGGTAAAATAACAAATGCAATAGTATCATCTGGTGGTAAAGGTTATACTTATGGAATTGTTGATCTTGGATCGATCAATGCAAATGCATCAACTAAAGCAAAATTAATTCCAATTATCCCCCCATCTAAAGGTCATGGGCACAATGCTTATGAGGAACTTGGGACTGATAGAGTGTTAGTTTATGCAAGATTTGGTGGTGATAATAAAGATTTTCCACTTGACACTAAATTTGCACAAGTGCAACTTGTCAAAAATCCAACATCCATAGGCACCACATCAATTTACTTTGGTGATTCATATTCATCTTTAAATGCTTTTAAATTTTCAACAACATCAGGAGTACCTAGTATTGGTGAAAAAATCACTCAAACTTTAGGTGGTGGTTTGAAAGCAGTTGGTTATGTAGCATCTTATGATGCTGAAACAAAAGTGATGAAGTATATTCAAGATAGATCTCTATATTTTGGTAATTCAACTGATCAAACAGATTATGTTGGTATCTCAACTCTAGGCCAAGTTCTAGCATTTGAGTCATCAACCAATCAAGTTTCTGCTCCAAGTGGATTCAGTGGATCAATTGAAACTACATTTAGTCTTGGTATTACCACAGTTGGATCTAAGAATGTAGGACTAGGAGTGACTTTCACAAATGGTCTTGCTACACCTGAGATAAATAAAGGGTCGGGTGATATAATTTACATTGACAACAGAGCGACTATTACTAGAAACTCAAGACAAAAAGAAGATGTCAAAATCATTCTGGAATTCTAAAAAATGCCACAGAAAACTAATTTAAATATAAATCCATATTACGACGATTTTTCAAAGGATAGTAATTTTTATAAAGTATTATTTAATCCGGGAAAACCAGTTCAGGCAAGGGAATTAACAACTTTACAGTCTATCTTACAAGATCAGATTGAATCGTTTGGTAGTCATATGTTTAAAGAGGGATCTATGGTGATTCCCGGTAATAGTCAATATGATCCAGAATATTTTTCAATTAAATTAGATTCAAACCATTTAGGAATACCAGTTTCATTATATGTCGATCAGTTAAAAGGTAAAATATTAGAAGGTCAAAGCACTGGTATAAAAATACTAATTGATGATTTTTCTTTACCAAATGAAGCAACAGGAATTACAGATCTTACAATATTTGTAAAATATATTGATGCAGGAATAGATAATACCTCAAAATTTTTAGAAGATGGTGAAAATTTATTAATTCAAGAATCTCTTGTTTATGGTAACACTTTAATTAATTCAGGTGATACTGTAGCAAATTTGATTGATATTGGTGCTTCCGGTGTTGGATGTAGAGTTTCTATCGCTGATGGTGTTTTCTTCATTCGTGGACATTTTGTAAATGTGTCAGCTGATAAGTTAGTTCTCGATCCGTATACAAACAATCCCTCATATCGAGTTGGACTTTTTATTAAAGAAGAATTAGTATCCGCAAATGATGATGAATCATTATATGATAATGCAAGAGGATTCTCAAACTTTGCAGCTCCCGGTGCAGATAGAC